TCGGAAAATACCCCGCTTGTTTTTGAACGGGGCTACATTGTTCGGAAACTTAAGAACGCGCCCTTTTCCGTGCAAAAAATTCCCTTTTTGAAATTTTTGAACTGTCAATTTTTGTGTAAAGGAGGTCCTATGGGGAGAAAATTAAAAGTAGTTGAAACGACAAAAAAACACCTTACTAAAGAAGAGAAAAAAGTTCGAGAAACCGCTCAAGAAAAGGCTTCTGACGGTCTTGCGAAATTGCAAGTAACGCCACCGCGGCACTTAAACGAAGTGGCTAGAGCTGAGTATAGAAGAATTATAAATGACCTGCAGACCCTACCCACAAGAAACTTAGATAGAGGGCTATTAGAGTTATATTGCACATGGTATGCTATCTACAAAGAAACAAGTAGAAAATTAGATGAAGTTGGCTATTTTGCGAATGATCCAGACAAAGGTTTAATTCCGAGTCCGCTTATTTTAACACTGGAAAAGGCTACAACTAATATCAGAAGTAGTGCTAGCCAATTAGGTTTAACAGTTGACAGTCGTATGAAGATGTTTATTCCTAAGGAAGAAGAGAAACAAAAAAGTATTTTTGATAAATTTGGAGGGTAAAAAGGAAGGAGGTCATGAAAATAAAATACGATTATTCGGTAATTAGCGACATCTATAAAGATGACGCTTTTTATTATGCAAAAATGGTTGTTGACGAAGAGATAAAAGCAAGTCAAAAAGTTTTCAAAGCATGCTTGAGACATTTGAATGACCTCAAAAAAATAGGCGATGACAATTTTAAATTTATTTATCTACCAGAAAAAGCGGCCGATCCAATTCATTTCATTGAAATTTTACCAGACGTCAAAACCGGAAAACCATATCCGTTAGCCAAATTTCAAAAGTTTATTATATCTAATCTGTATGGATGGCGTAAAAAAAACGACCATTCTTTGAGACGATTTAGAAAAGCTATGATTTCTGTTGCTCGTAAAAACGGTAAAACGATTCTAATAGCTGGTATCTTGCTTTATGAATTTTTGTTTGGTCATAACCCATCTATGAGCAGGCAACTATTTTGTACGGCTAATGACCGAACGCAGGCTAAAATAGCTTGGGATATGGCTAAAAAGCAACTATCTTCTCTAAGAGGCAAAGATGAAGATGTTAGAAAAGCCACTAAAATTGTTAGGGACGAACTCAAAAATTTACATGACGAATCTTATATTAGGGCCCTTAGTCGCGATACGGGAGCAGTTGATGGATTTGAACCTTATGTTGGTGTCTTAGATGAGTTCGCAGCCTCGAAGACTAATGAGATGCTAGAGTTGTTAGAATCTGGTCAAGGTCAGCTTGATAACCCGTTTATTTTGATTATCTCGACAGCAGGAATGGACTTGAATGTCCCTATGCACACAATTGAGTATCCATACATCACTAAAATTCTTGATGAAGAAATTACAGACGATGGTTACTTTGGTTATGTTGCAGAGCAAGACAGCGAGGCCGAAATTAAAGACGAATCAAATTGGATAAAATCTAATCCAATCCTTGAGGTTGAAGCTTTGCATGATAAGTTAATGGATTACCTGAGAACGCGTCGCAAAGTATCTCTTGAAACTGGCGAAATTAATAAAGTGTTGATTAAAAACTTCAATATGTGGCGACAATCCAGCGAAGAATCTTATATAGATAAACAGTCGTGGGAACTTGCGCAGATTAATAAGCCTGACACATATAAACGTAGGGTCTGGCTAGGGGTAGATGTGGGGCGTGTAAGTGACTTATTTGCTATCACACCAGTCGTTATGATGGATGACCATTGGTACATCGATAGCTTTTCTTTTGTTGCTACAAAATATGGTTTAACTGCTAAAGAAAAACGCGATGGCGTATCATATAGCAATCTAGAGCGTCAAGGATATTGTGAGATAACGACTTTAGAAAGTGGCGTCATCGATGATGAACGAGTTTTGGAAAAAATAGAAGAAATGGTCTATACAAATGAGTGGGAAGTTAATGGAATTTGCTTTGACCCTTATCAGTTTGGGACGTTGCTCACAATGATCGAAAAAAGGCATCCAGAGTGGCCTCTAATTGAGGTTAGTCAAACAACAATGGTTTTGAACATGCCTACAAAACAATTTCGTGACGACCTCAAGAAAGGCAAAATAAAGCATTCTGGGAATCCGTTGCTGACAATGGCTGTTAACAATGCTTATATCAAGACAGATAACAATGGTATGAGGATTGATAAAAATAAGAATAGTAATAAGATTGACCCGCTTGATGCTGCGCTGGATGGCTATGCTGTATGTTATTTAGAACCTTTTGATGGTTCTGGGTACTGGACTAGTGAAAAAATACTTGGGGGAGAAACGTTATTTTGATGAAATTTATTTTGAGTAACATCCATACATTGATTTTGTTAGTTGGATTAGGATTGTTGATATATGGTCTTTTTTTGTTTGGAGATAAAGTTGGTTTTATTGCAAGCGGCTTTATTTTGGTTATTTTAGCTATTTATATTGATGGCACAGTAGGCAAGAATGAATAAACGTATTAAGAAAAAACGAAAAATTGAAAAAATAGTAGCGTTACTGATTGCAGAAAACGCATTGCAAGCTGATGCGCTAAGGAATCAGTATAAAAGAATTGAGCAACTCGAACAAATTGTAGAACACAATGCTCAAGCAACTAATAATGAGTTAAGTCGCATCAAGAAAAAACACAAAAACCGCTGGAAAAAGTAAACAGACCTCTAGAAAGGAGGTGAGAAATCTATGAGTTTTTTTCAACCTTTGGGGAGTTCAAAGGTGTCTTACGATGACTATGTAGCATCTGTTCTGGCCGGTGACATCTCTCAAAAATATTTAGGAGTGTCGGCGTTAAAAAACAGTGACATTTTGACAGCAACGTCTATTATTGCTGGAGACATTGCTAGGTTTCCGCTTGTTAAAAAGGATGTTAATGGCGACATCATCCACGATGAGGATATTAATTATCTTTTAAATGTTAAGTCAACAAAAAATGCTAGCGCACGAACTTGGAAGTTTGCCATGGCAGTAAATGCCATTCTGACAGGCAACTCATTTTCTCGTATTCTACGCGATCCCAAAACGAGTCAAGCTTTGCAATTTCAGTTTTACAGACCATCGGAAACGACCGTTGAGGAAACGGATAATCACGATATTGTCTACACTTTTACTGATACTCTAACAGGGAAACAAATAAAATGTTTCTCTCACGATGTTATCCACTGGAAATTTTTTAGTCACGATACCATACTTGGCAGGTCTCCATTGCTATCTCTAGGTGACGAAATAGACCTACAAAAAGGTGGTATAAATACCTTAATTAAATTCTTCAAAGATGGATTTTCGAGTGGAATCTTGACGATGAAAGGCGCTCAACTAAGTGGAGATGCGAGAAAAAGAGCTCGGCAAGACTTTGAAAAGATGCGCGAGGGGTCTGTCGGTGGGAGTCCACTAGTATTTGACAGTACGATGGAATATACACCACTTGAAATTGATACTAATGTCTTACAGCTAATTACAAGTAACAATTTTAGTACAGCTCAAATCGCTAAAGCGTTGCGTGTTCCTAGCTATAAACTAGGTGTCAATAGTCCCAATCAGTCTGTAGCGCAATTGATGGAGGATTATGTCACAAACGACTTACCTTTTTATTTTGACGCTATAACGAGCGAAATAGGGCTTAAAACACTAAGCGATAAAGATAGGCGTCTTTATCATATTGAATTCGACACACGTAGTGTCACAGGTCGCAACGTTGATGAGATTGTAAAATTAGTCAACAACCAAATCCTAACACCTAACCAAGGCTTGGTTGAACTTGGTAAGCAAAAATCAAACGACCCGAATATGGATAGATATCAATCAAGTCTAAATTATGTCTTTTTAGATAAAAAAGAAGAATATCAGGATAAGGTTAGTATCAAAGGGAAAGGAGGTGAGGTAAATGCCAAAGAAAATAAATCTTAAAGGCCCACTTATTGCAAATAACTCGCAAGAAGTTTATGACTACTATGGAATGGAAGCGACTAGTGCCAAAAGCATTATTAACCAATTGCCAGAAGATAGCAGTGATATTATTTTGGAGGTTAACTCAAATGGTGGTCTTGTTACAGTCGGAAGTGAAATTTATACTGCTCTACGAAATTACAAAGGTAAAGTAACAGCGGAAGTGACAGGTATTGCGGCTAGTGCGGCATCTGTGGCTGTTATGGGAGCAGATAAGGTTGTTATGAGTCCAACGGCTCAAATGATGGTACATAAGGCTTTGTTTAATTGGGTGTCTGGTAATAGCGATGATTTAGATAAGGCTTCTAATGCTTTGAAATCAAGCGATAAAGCCATTATTAATGCTTATGTTGCAAAAACAGGTAGATCAGAAGATGAAATCATGGATTTAATGCGAAATGAAACGTTTATGTCTGCTCAAGAAGCAGTCGAAAACGGATTTGCTGACGAAGTGATGTCATTTGAAGCTGTTGCGAGCATTGATAACGCAGTGTTGCCGCAGGCGGTAATTGATGATTACTATGCAAGTAGAAGCAAACGTAAGCAAGAAATTAGCAACATGTTGCTAGAAATCGAAAAAGAAGAAATTCTACAAGGGCTATAAGCTCTTTTTTATTGGAGGAAATTAATGTTTGACGAAAAAATCAAAGAAATTAAAGCAAATATCACTGAGTTAAATAAGGTGATTGCTAGCAAAACAACTGAAGTTAAAAATGCCTTAGAATCAGATGATTTAGAAAAAGCTCGCTCAATCAAAGCGGAAGTTGAAGAGGCGAAAACGAATCTAGCAGAGGCAGAGAATGACTTGAAATTATATGAATTTAGTGTCGAAGAGGGCGGCGCAGAAAATTTCGGAGGGAAAGAAGTGTCACAAGAAACTAAAACATACCGCGAAAGCGTTAATGAGTTTATTCGCTCAAAAGGTAAAATTGTAAACGATTCTTTACGTTTTGATGGTAAAGATGAAGTACTTATTCCACTTAACCAAACAACTCCTGTAGACCCTAAAACAGATGGTGTGAAGAAAACAGACGTTAAACCTGTATCTAGCGAAGAAATTCTATATACACCAGCTCGTGAAGTCAAAACAGTTGTTGATTTGAAGCAATTTACTAGCATCCATCCAGCTAAAAAGGCATCTGGAAAATGGCCAGTATTGCAACGCGCTACAGATAAAATGGTGAGCGTCGAAGAGCTCGAAAAGAATCCAAAGCTTGCTAAACCAAAATTTAAAGACGTAGAGTGGAAAGTAGAGACTTATCGCGGAGCCATCCCATTATCTCAAGAATCAATTGACGATGCAGATGTAGATTTGGTTGGTATTGTTGCCGAAACAGTTGGTCAAATGAAAGTTAACACAACAAACGACGCTATCGCAACAGTTCTGAAAAAATTTAAATCTAAGACAGTCAAAAATTTAGATGAAATCAAAAAACTTCTTAATGTTGATTTTGATCCGGCATACAACGTGTCATTTATTGTGTCTCAAAGTTTTTACCAAACTATGGATACTTTAAAAGACAAAAATGGTCGTTACCTACTTCAAGATTCAATCACTTCTGTATCTGGGAAAGTTTTTCTTGGGAAACCAGTATTTTTACTTTCTGATGAAGTTCTTGGTGCAAACACAGCATTTGTAGGAGATTTCAAACGTGGCATTTTATTTGCTGATCGTAAAGATTTAGGACTTCGCTGGGTAAATAATGAAATCTACGGACAATTCTTGCAAGCGGTACTTCGATTTGGGGTCTCTAAAGTTGATGACAAAGCTGGCTACTATGTGACATTCACACCAGAATCGTTGCCCTTATAATGCCACTCTAGGAGTGGCACAACAACCAGAGGGAGGTACTGCTGCCATTGAAAAACCAACTAAAAATAGCACTATAGAGGACATAAAGAAGTACCTAATAAGTCAAAATATTGATTTCAGTGGTAAGACATTAAAAGCTGACTTGCTCAGGCTAGCTGGCGTTGAAGAGGTATAGTCATGTCTGTAACTAAGGAATTATTAGACAGTGTAAAACTTTATTGTAAAATTGATTTTGATTTTGAGGATGACATTATTAAAGAAATGATTGAATCTGCTCAAGAACAAATTTGTTTTGCAATAGATGATGGGTCAACTCCTGAAATGTTTGAAGGTCACGCTAAATTTGCGTTAGCTGTAAAAAAACAGGTTAAGGAGGAATACGATCACCGTGGTCTATCTGCGGATAGTAATCGCTATCCGCTTGCTAACGGTGTTCTGAACATTATCCACCAACTCAGACTGAGGGGTGGTGACGCATGATAACGCGGAAGATGAATGTTAGAATTACTATCTTTAACCAAACAGGCGGACAAAACGAAGATGGTGAAGTTGTAGACAACATTCGTGAAGATTTGTATACCTGTTGGGCGGAAGTTATAAAAACGCAACTGAGAGATTTTAATTATCAATCGAAATTTCAAAATGCAAGTGATTTGCCTACAAACAAAGATACAAAAACGTTTTTAATCAGATACAATCCTAAATTGTCTATCGATAACACTATGTTTGTCGATTTTAACAAACGTATATATAAGATTGACAAAATTGAATTGGACGAGTCTGGTAAAGATATTACTATGATTAGCGGGGTTAGCATGTCATGACAAAAGGACTTGATGGTATTTTGGATAATCTTACTAAACTTGAGGTTAAAGCGCCTAACGCTGCGAAAGGAGCGGTTACGCAGGTTGCTGAGGAGTTCGAAAAGGCTTTGTCTAGAAATACACCAATAGATTATTCAGTTCATGATACTAAATTGAAATATGATACTACGACAAGTGGTTTCAAAGGAGCTAACGTCGGCATTATATCAAAAGATATCGGTTACGGTCGAAAGACTGGTTGGCGCGCTCATTTCCCGAATAGTGGGACAATCTATCAAAAAGGACAAGACTTTGAGGAAAAGACTATCAATGAGATGACGCCGAGAGCAAGAGAAATTTACGCTCAAAAAGTTAAGGAGGGACTTGGGCTTTGATTGCTGAGACAACAGCTTATAAATTATTAAAAAACGATAGGACATTGAACGAGTTGTTGGATAAGCTCAGAGGTGGTCCTTTTAAAAATGGGTTTGAACAAGGTATTTTTACTTACGATATACCAGACAACCCAATTGATGTACAAAAAGTAGAGCTAGCCCCATTTATGCGCATAAATACGACGTACGATGGACCATCCCTATATGCGGATGATGATATGGTTAGCAATGAACAACGTATTACAATCAATTTTTGGTGTAAAACGGCTTCTCAGTCTGACCAGATTGCGAAGTGTATAGACGATGTTTTAAAAAAAGGCGGTTTTGAAAGATATACCGCGAATGAAAAGCCAAGATACAAAGATAGCGATATTGACTTACTAATGAATGTAAGGAAATACCGCTATTTTGATTTTTATTAAGAAAAGAGGAACTAAATGGGAAAAGTAAAATTTGGACTACGTGATTTCCAGTATGCAGTGCTTGGAGATGATGACAAAGTAAAAGAAAAAAAAGATGGCGTCAAGTCATTGCCTGGGATGAAAGCAGCGAAACTTGATATTACCAACGAGTTAGTGACAGTTTTGGCAGATGATGGACCGTATGTTGTTTTATCTGGCGGTATTACGGAAACTAAATTAGAAATTGAGGTGTTAGATTTGACGTCCGAAGCTCGGCAAGCTTTCTTTGGTATAAAGGCAGAAAATGGTATTGAAAAATACAATAAATCGCTCACGCCTAACAATGTTGCTTGTATGTTTAGAACGAGTGATGAAAACGACAAAGCGATTTGGGTCGGCTTGCTAAAAGGTAAATTTAACATTCCAGGTATTGATACAAAAACAAAAGAGGGTGCACCTAACCCAGAGGCGGACAAGGTAACTGGAAATTTTGTTGCTCGTGGGTCTGATGGGGATGTAGTAGTTATTGGACGTGAAGATGCAGAAAAATTTGATTTGAATGCTTTTAGAAAACTTGTGTTTGATGGCGCAACTGGATTGGAAAACTCAGTATCAAATTCCGCTTCAAGATTAGGATCGAGTGACCACAGCGCATTGTAGTATAAAAGGTTGGATTTAAATCCAGCCTTTTATTTTTTGATAAGGAGGGAAACATGTACGAAATTACACTAAAAAAAGGTGGTGTAGATAAGACTTTTTCAAAAGATTTTATCAATGTTGAAGATAATCTATTAGCAGTTGAACACCAAGTTAGACAAAGCGCTGTATTTAGCAGTGATGAACACCGCTTAGATGCAAAAGAGCATCGCAAATTAAACGAATCATACTTACAAATGTTTGTTGAAATGTACGGAAATCAATTTACTATCGATGACTTAAAACAGTCAGACATGACTGTTTTGGACAAATTGAATGATCTTTTTGTTGACGCTTTAGGCGGAGAAAAAGAGGAAGACGAAAAAAAGGAACGATAACTCCTCAAGAAGCTAAAGACAACTTGCTCTTGTGGATTCAGAGTCTGCTAAAAAATGGTTATACCATTTTAGATATCAAAAAAATGCGCTTATCAGATATAGAATTGATGGTGCAAGCACTAGAGATAAACTTTGCTGAAAAAGAAGAAGTGGTTGAAACAACCTTGGACAAGGCTTTTCCATTCCTTTTCGGCTAGAAAGGAGAATAGATGGGAAACATAGGTGATTTAGTAGCAACTGCAACTCTTGACATAGCGCCTTTTATGGCTAACACAAGAAACCTAAAAACTTACATGAAAACTTTAGATAACTCTCTTAAAGCTGTTGAAAATAGCTTTAAAGGTCACGGTAGTCGTGTAAAAGGACTTAAAGCTGTTTATGCAGAAACGGGTAGTGCTCTGAAAGGTTATCAAGAGTTACTTAAGCGACAATCACAAAAATACAGTGAATTAAAAGAAAGTATCGGTGATGTTGACAAAGCCACTGCCAAACAAAAAAAATCATTAATTAACGCCAAGTCGGCAATGATGGAGACTGCGGCAATAGTTTCAGAATTGCAAAGTCGCTTAAAAGCACTCGCAACAGAAACAAGTGTTTTTACTCGTTTTGGCAACGCAGCAGAACAAGCTGGGAAAAAGATGAGGTCGTTTGGAGATTCTGTGTCTGGTGTTGGCGCTGCTTTTACTAAAGGGGTTACAGCACCTATTGCAGCAGGAGCAGGATATGCAATTAAAGCAGCAATTGAATATGAAGATGCGTTTGCTGGTGTGAAAAAGACTGTTGATGAAGTAAAAGACTCGAACGGAAAAGTAATTTATTCTTATGATATGTTGTCTAAAGGGATTAGGCAAATGGCTAAAGAGATACCAGCATCAACAACCGAAATATCTCACGTTGCAGAAGCAGCTGGCCAATTGGGTATTAAAACAAAAGACATCTTAGGGTTTACTCGTGTCATGATTGACATGGGAAAATCTACTAACTTGTCATCAGAAGAAGCTGCAACAGCATTAGCTAGGTTTGCTAATATCACACAACTAGATCCATCTAGGTACAGCAATCTAGGTAGCTCAATTGTTGAATTGGGTAACAACTTTGCGACAACTGAAAAAGAAATCGTTGAAATGGGTCTTCGCTTAGCTGGTACAGGTAAGGTTGTAGGATTGACAGACCCTCAAATTCTTGGTTTGGCAACAGCTATGAGCTCTGTTGGTATCGAAGCGGAAGCGGGCGGTTCGGCGTTTAGTCGTGTCATGCAAAAAATTAATACACAAGTGTTGTCTAGTGGCGAAGATTTGTGGAAGTTTGCAAAAATTGCTGGTAAATCCGCTGATGAATTTGCTGCGTCTTGGAAGAAAAATCCACAAGAAGCCATTATTGACTTTGTCAAAGGGTTGAAGCGTTTTAAGGATGAGGGCAAAGACGTAACCGCTTACCTAAAAGATATGGATATTAATTCCGTGCGTGAAATTGATACATTGCAACGTCTAGCAGGAGCAGGCGATTTGTTAGGAGATGCTTTTAAATCGGCTAATAAAGGTTTTAGTGAAAACAAAGCATTGATGAATGAAGCTAACAAACGCTATGAAACAACTGCATCTAAATTACAGATGTTAAAAAACCAAGTGAATGATGTTGCTATTGAATTTGGAGGACCTCTAATTGACGCACTACGCGATGGTTTAGAAGCGAGCAGACCTTTTATCAAAGGAGTAGCTGACTTAGCAAAGAGTTTTAGTTCTCTCGACAAAGAACAACAACGCCAAATCATAAAATGGGGGCTCATTGCAGCTGCATCTGGGCCTGCTCTATCCATTTTTGGTAAAGGCGTCGGTGTCATCGGTGGGACAATACAAGGTCTAGGACGACTAAGTAAAACATTAGGCGATTTATCTGGCAGCATGAGTGCTGCTAGGACAGGAACAGCTGCGCTAGGTGCTAGCGCGGGAGGAGCAACTACCGCAATATCTGGCATGAGCGGAGCAGCTGCGCTATTGGGAAATCCGCTTACATGGGGTGTTATTTTAGGAGGTGCAGCCGCAGTGGCTGTCGGATACTTTGCTCAAAAAGCCTACGAAGCGCACCAACGTACGCAAGAGTGGGGGACTAAAGTTAGTCAAGTACAAGCCAATGAACTGCAATCCTTTAAAGATAAGGTTGATCAAACAAATCAATCAATGGAAGGCTTTAGAGGGGGAGCTGAACAGGTTAACTCCGTGAAGACAGCGTTCCAAGGTTTAGTTGCTGAAATTGAAAAGCTAGAAAATAAAGATTTAAGCGAAAAAATCAAACTTGCAGAACAATTTGGTTTTAGCCAAGGTACGATGGACCAAATAAAAAAATCTAGCCGACAAACTGTAGAGAATGTTAAACAGATGTCTGATGAAGTTATCAATATCTATCAAAATGCTAGTAATGAACACAGAAGATTAACCGAAGAAGAAAAAGCTGTTGTATTAGCGAATCAAAACGAGCTTATCAATGTGCAACTGTCAAAATTGAACTACTCTGCTAAAGAGAAAAAAGCTATCGTAAAAGCAATGAATGGCGATTTAAATTCATTGAATAGCCAGCAATTAACCAAAGCTCTTGAAGTTACTGAAAAATGGATAAAAGCAGAAAATAAGTCATACAATAAACTCAAAAGTGGTCTTAAAAAAGTTTACGACTCTATAAAAGGTAATGACAAAGAGGCTGTCAAAACTCGCGAAGAGATACACAAGAAGCAACAACTTGAAGCAGACCATTACTTAAAAATGGAAGCTTACGGCAAGCGCTACGCTGCAATTCAAAAGAAATTGCTAAAAGGTACTGCTAAATATTTAGACCCTCAATTGCAACAAGCGATGGTTAATGATGTTAAAAAACAAATGAAGGAGCTTGGTTTGTCTTACGAAGAGTTGATGACAAAGACAACCAAAGCGGCTTCAAAAGCGCAAGAAGTGAATACAATGTGGGCTAGAACCACTAAGAAATCTACAGAAGACCAAAAGCTTGCTAATTCGCAGTGGAATGGACTTGTCTGGAATCCCAAAACAGGTAAGTTAAAAACCAATGCTAAAGAGGAAGTAGCCAAGGCTCTTGAAGCGGAAGGTGGCTGGGACAGACTTAAGTTTATTGCTAAAAACGCAAACCTAGAAACAAACGCTCGGATAACCATGGCAGAAGTACTTGTAGAGACTGGCAAATGGGATACCCTTACTCCAGAAGAGAAAGAGTTAGTTGTTGATGGGCATCAAGGTATTCAAGCTATAGTAGAAAGTAAGCAACATTTAGAAATATGGAATAGTTTGCCAGAAGAAGTTAAGCGGATTTTAGGGGATAACAAAGACTTCCTGAATAAAAAAGGAGTTGCAACACGAACTCTTGAAAATTGGAATGCTTTAAAACCAGACGAAAAAAAATTACTCGCTAAAAACTTAACAAAAAAAGGGAAAGATGAAGCACAAAAAACGATCAATAGCTTAGTCGGAAAAGAAGTCAAAGTGACAGCGGCTAATAAAACATTGTCCGGAGTTAACAGCGCTCAAAGAACATTAAATAGTGTGCAAGATAAACATGTCACTATTTGGGCGTCAATCAAAAAAACTGCGAGTGACTTATGGAGCAAACTAACAGGATACGCTGTTGGTACAGACTACCACCCTGGTGGACTTGCGATGGTCAACGACCAAAAAGGTTCTTTATATAAAGAGTTAGTAACATTACCAAACGGACAATCTTTTATCCCAGATGGACGTGACGTTATCTTGCCACTCCCTCGTGGTTCGAAAGTCATGAAAGCAAGTGCTACTCGTGATTACATGTATGACTTAGGAATACCAAAATATGCAAACGGTATTGGTTTTGACAACACTAAGATTGCTAATATCACGCAACGAATGAGCGAACTTCCTAAAAACACAGTGACTTCAACAACAGATGATAAGTTGTATTGGATGATTGAGGAAATGATTGCAGTTTTAAAATCTACTAAAGATAACAGCGTTATTGAGCAAGCTTTAGACATTGCAGAACAAGCAATAGAGCGTCCAGTAGAACTTTACTTACAGGACGGTCAGTGGGTAGCTAAAGTTGCGGACCGCATTACAAATTATCAAACGCAACGAAATAGTCGCAATAATCGAATGAAAGGAATGCTAAATTGAAATTTATTTATGACGGTGTAGACATGTCTAAATTTTTTAGGATATCTCGTGTTGAGCGGTCTATAGGAAATGAACGAACATTGTCGTTGAATGAGACGTTTCAACTTGGTACAGCTATTCGTGGCATAAAGACGGGCGCTAAAATTATCAAAGTACATATAGAGCCACTAGAAATAAATGGCGTTTTAACCGAGCAATTAAAACATGAACTTGCTGGTGTGTTAAATGTTGACAAGCCTAAAAAAATGACGTTCGGAGATGAACCAGATAAGTACTATCTCGGGCTTGCACAAGGTGAGATTTCGACAGAAAAAGTAGCAAGGTGGTATCAGAGGGCTGTTATCACTTTTTACATACCCGACGGTGTTGCACACTCTATCACTTATAAAAAGTTTTCGGACTATACGCAAGAAGGCAACAAGCTTATTTTTAATTTGCAAAATGATGGTAATACTAACGCTTATCCAATAATCAAAATTAAACATAACTCTGAAAACGGTTATATCGGTATCGCAAATGAAACGGGCGCTTTTGCACTTGGATCATCGGAGGAAGAAGATGGGACTATCGTTCATCGCAACGAATCCCTTTTTGATTACTCAAAAGCTATTGCACAAGCTTTAGAAGGTGCGCCCAACGTCGCAAAACTCAACTATATGCCACCAACATTTGACTCGGAATTAAAGCGCATGCGCCTTGATAATATTTTAGGCTCTGGCAAAGGTGGAGAGTATGTAGCTATTGGTGCTAGAGGAACTACACCGGGTTACGGCGAGCATGTTGGAACACGGACATTTATTATTAATCCTGACTCAAACGGCGAATATACTCTCAATGAACACTTGTGGTGGAAACAGATTTTTATTGCTACCGCGCAGGATCAAAAAGGATTTTTAAAGCTTTGTGTGACAGGGGAAAACGATGAATTCCTCTACGGTATCGAAACTTACAAACGAAAAAATGGTTTTGAAACAGAATACAATTTTTTTGCTCTTGATGATGACGGGGTTGGTTGGAGATTTTATAAGCAGTTTAAATTCCAAGCAGACAGAAATTATCACAATCCTTTTTCAATGAATAGAAGTAGAGCGGTTGAGATTTTTAGAGAAGAAGATAAGTTTCGTATTTACTTTAACGGTGCGCATCATCATGCAACTGTTCCATCTCTTAAAGGAAAAAAATCTCGCAAGATACATCTTGCAATGGGGACATGTAGTGATAGCTCTAAATATATCAACTACAACCTGTTTGAAAAAGTCAATTTTGAAAAAATGGGAGTGTCTCATTACAACAATATCGTCAATAAATATCAACCAGGGGATGAAGTAGTTATTAATTTTGAAAACGACACAGTAAAAACAAAAGACTTAGATTCTATTCAAGACATGGTTTTAGGTTCGCAACCTATATCTATCCCACCCGGAAAAACAGAATTAGTAATGCAGGTATCTAAGTTTTCTCAATCTTCGCCAAACGCTGAAATATTGATAAAAGAGAGGTGGTTATAATAACGCTAGTAATACATGATTCTAAGTTGCACCCTGTTTTGTTGCTAGACAACGAAAAGCAAGGAGCACTTAATTATTATGATGACTTGTGGACTAGACAGCTCACAACTGGTTCGTCAGCCTTTGAGTTTTCAGTTTATAAAAAAACGCTGTTGGGTGACAATCCACTTAATCACAAATATCACGCACTAAACGATCAAGCATTTGTCTCTTTTGTGCACAAAGGTAAAGTACAATTGTTTAACATCATGCAAGTCGAAGAAACAGAGACAACAATACGTTGCCTTTGCGAAAATCTTAATTTAGAGTTACTCAATGAGTATTGCAATCCGTATAAAGCTACTAAAGCAATGTCGTTTGAAGAGTATCTTGTAGCATTTGATATTTTAAATTGGGGTGCTTTGACAATTGGCACAAATGAAGTCAAAGATAAAAAACTTACATTGGAATGGACTGGTCAAGACACTAAATTGGCTCGCTTATTATCGATTGCTAATAATTTTGATGCAGAAATTGAGTTTGAAACGCAACTACACAATAACCACACTTTTAAAGCTTTTATAGTAAACGTCTATAAAGAATACGAAGAAGGAAAGTCATACGGTGTTGGTCGTGACAGAAGTGACACTGTGCTTAGATACCAAAAAAATATCGCTGGTATTACTAAAAAGCTTGATAAGCGTCAGATTTATAACGCAATACGTCCTTACGGTAAAAAGACTGTAAAAGGTGAGCGTGTTGTCTCTAATCCTGTTACACGTAAAGTCACTAAGACAGTTGGCTCTAACAAGACTTACTTAGGCGGCGATATTAAATATTACGGTCACACAATCAAAAAAGCCAACGTACAAGCGATTATAAACTATGCTGTACAATACAACATTTTGCCAAGTGGCATCATTACACAGCTTTATTTAGAGAGTTTCTGGGGTGATTCGACAGTTGGTAAACGTGACAACAATTGGGCAGGTATGAGTGGAGGAGCACAGACACGTCCTAGCGGAGTAAAAGTCACTACTGGTATGGCTCGTCCTGCAAACGAGGGCGGAACGTACATGCACTATGCTAGTGTAGACGACTTTTTAAAAGACTACACTTATCTTTTAGCAAAACAAGGGATTTATAATGTCGTCGGCAAAAAGAATATAGCAGACTATACAAAAGGGCTTTTTAGAGCTGGTGGAGATAAATATGACTATGCAGCAGCAGGATATCAAAGCTACACAAATTTGATGACTAATATCCGAAATGGTATCAATAAAGTAACTGGAAATATCCTCAATACGATTGATAAGCTGTGGCAAACACCAGTACAGCCTATAACAGCCGTAAACGTAGCTAGAAGAGCTACTAAGACAATGCAAGCACTAAATGAAGCTACTAGACTTAAAGGTCGCAGAATCGGCTCAGGACAGTGTTATGCTTTGTCTGGTTGGTACGCTAAGAAGTTAGACGGCGCTTGGATTGACAGCTCGGTTGGTGGTATTAGAGGTCGTATCGGAGGCGGTATGGCTGCTGCCTTAATCGGCACTGATTATAACTGGGGTGCTTATGGTTGGAAGCTAGACAGGTCGCCTAATGCTGGCAACTTGCAAGCTGGCGGTATCTATAATGTTAAAGCAAATTTTGGTGCTCCATTTTATACAACACAATGGGGGCACACAGGGATTATCAAGAGTGTGTCTAAAACAAGAGTCACTGTCTTAGAGCAGAATTACGCTGGACGCATGTATGTCATGGAAAACTCGTATGAGATTAACGCTTTTGCTAGAGGATTGCAGACAGTATGTTATCCACGTGAAATAGCGCAAGGAATGGCTGTTAACGGTGCAACAACACAGCAAGTAAGCGGTGGAACACAAATATCATACGAGGAAGTCGTGCAAGAAGCACAGACAGAATCATACGAAGAAGAACAAATCATCTACATTGACAACTCAATCTACAAAGAGTGGAAAGACGAAAACGGTAAAGTAGAGTACTATCTCAAAAATGGATTTTTGTACGCACCTTTATCAAGAGACCGTTATCCATCTGTTTTAACAGGTAACGAGACACGAGATAACTGGATACGAAAAGACATGGAAGTTGAGACTGATAGTCAAGATGTCTTGATATCAACTGCTTTAAAAGATCTAAAAGCACACGCTTATCCAGCAATTACTTATGAAGTTGATGGCTATGTTGACTTAGAACTTGGTGATGTTGTGCGGATACAGGACGACGGATACGAGCCACCGCTGATTTTGACAGCACGAGTAGTTGAGCAAGAAATATCCATAACAAATCCCAGCTCTAACAAAACTAAATTCAGCAATTTTGTCGAAAAAGAAAGTCAGTTAGCTTCTGATTTAATCAGTGATATGTTGCGTCTATACGATGAGTCAATTCCATACGAAATCAAACTAGCTACTTCGAATGGTGTCGCTTTTAAAAATGGCACTGGTGAATCTGTCCTAACTCCTAGCTTGCAAAAGAACGGGAAAGACTATGAAGCAGTTTATTTTTATAAAAATGGTGACTCGCTAATTGATATCGGACCATCGCTAATTGTTAAAGCAAGCGACTTTAACCACGTTTTAAATATAACAGTTGAGGCATATTTAAATGAGGAACTTGTAGCAAGTACGCAAATATCCTTTACAGACACAGAAGACGGTGCAGACGGAAAAGACGGGTTGCCAGGACCGCAAGGTCCACCGGGGATAGATGGTTTACAAGGTCCGAGAGGAGAACAGGGTATTCCTGGTCCGGCTGGTGCTGACGGAAAGGCAACGTACACACACATTGCTTACGCCCTTGACGAAACCGGAACTACTGGTTTTAGCGTATCTGATAATACTGGCAAAACATACATAGGTATGTATGTTGATGATAATATCATTGACTCAAACGACCCTAAAAAGTACAAGTGGAATTTGATAAAAGGCGCAGATGGTGCAAGAGGTATTCAAGGTCCGGCTGGAGCAGATGGTAAAACGCCTTATTGGCATGTAGCGTATGCAAATAGCTCTGACGGTAAAACTGATTTTAGTGTAACCGATAGCCTTAATAAACGCTATATAGGGCAATACACAGACTATATCGCTATTGACTCGAGCGATCCAACAAAATACCGTTGGACTGATATGGTCGGAACAGTCGTTGTTGGCACAAATAATCTGATTGACGGTACAAAATCATTTGTTGGTTCTGATTGGTTTACTTCTGCAACACTAGAAGATGAAAATATCTCTAATTATCCATTTACATTTAAAAAATGGATAAGCGGCCAAAAGGTATCACACGCAAAAGACATTATAGTTGAGCAAGGTGTGACATACACTTTTAGCGCTTATGTTAAACGTGAGGTAGCTGGGAATTTATATTTTTATCTCTATGATATAGCAGATGGTTTTATTACTAGTGACACTCCACGAGAAACAATTATAAAAAATGTTGACTCGAATGTCAGACGTTTTGAAATCACCTTTACACCAACTAAGACAGGTAAGATTAGACCACGGTTTGCGATGGTGTCATCGGAACAAGGTAGTTTTAGTACTGGTGGCTTTATGCTTGTCAGAGGTAACAAGACAGGCGATTGGCAAGAGTCGGAAGCTGACAAAGCTAGTAACTTAGACGCAAAAGCAGACGGAGCATTTACAGTTGAGCAACTAAATGCACTCGCAGAACGTGCTCGCATTGCGGAAGCTGAACTGCAATCTAAAGCAACGTTAGACACAGTCAACGACTGGGTTAAAGCACTGCAAGATGAAATTAAGGCACGAGAAGAAGGACAAAAGCTATCAGAACAAAAACTGATAGACTCTTCTAATCGCATGATAGCATTACAGCAAACGATTGGTGAAATGCAGGTTCGCACCGATTTTGTCAATAAATTTATGAGTCAATCGGAAGATGGGCTTGTCATTGGTCAAAAAGACGGTACTTCTAGCGTTCGTGTTGATAACGACCGTATAAGCTTTTACTCAAGTGGTAAAGAAGTCGCTTATATTGCTCAAAGTGTGTTAGTTATTGATAGTGGTATCTTTACAACTAAACTACAAATAGGTCGCTATCGTATAGAGCAATACGAGCTAAATCCAGATATAAACGTTGTCCGTTACGTTGGATAGAAAGGGGGTTAAATGACAACTTATTATAGTAACTCCGATAGGAGTTACCGCTTAACTTATATCGTTGATGAAGTATCAACATCAATTGCAGATAATAGCAGTCAAGTCAGATTTAGACTTTATTTAACGTCAGGAACTAACAGTTACGCACAATACAACTTTAGCGGATATGCTTGGGTTGGCGCTAGATATGACTTTAATGCACCATCAGCGCTTGGGTTTAACAGTAATTATCTATTAATTGATCGAACTATCAAAATACCCCATGATGCTGACGGAAGCAAGACTGTGGTAGTTGCAGCTAAATTATCAGGTCCCGGAGGATACGCACCCAGCACGCTAAATATACCAGACCAAAAATTTACGCTGACTAAAATCCCACGAACAAGCACAGTTGCGGTAAGTAGTGGTTATTTTGGGGATACGCTAAATGTCAACATCAATAAAACAAATGACAGCTTTACATACGATGTCAGATATAACGTCAACGGGAAAACTGGTACTGTGGCTAGTGATATATCAGGGTCAACGACTTTTAAGACAAGCTTAGATTGGGCTAGTACGATTCCAAATGCAACTAGTACACCAGCTACAATTTATGTCGATACTAAGTCAAACGGGTCAGTCATTGGGACATCAACAGGTATTTTTTATCTAACTGTACCTGATAATGCCAAGCCAAAAATCTCAAGTCTCGCTTTATCAGACACAAATCAAAAAGCATCTACAATTGTAGGTGCTAATAATTTTGTCCAGATAATTTCTAATCCAGTCGTTACATTTAATGGGGCTAGTGGTGCTTATGGCTCTACAATCCAAAATTTTAACGCTGAAATTATAGGTAAAAACCAATCCACGCAGCAAAATGGTGGCTCGCTTGGTATTTTAAACTTTAGTGGTAAAGCTACTGTTAAAGCAACTGTTACGGATAGTCGTGGGAGGGTGTCAGACCCTGTGACAACAGAAATCAATGTTATACCATATTCCCCACCAGCTTTTAGTTTTACTGTCACACGTGCAGGGGCTAAAAATGACCAGTTGGTAGTTACTCGTAACGCTAAAATATCCCCGCTTATTGTCGATGGTGTACAAAAAAATAAAATGACGCTGACTTTTAAAACAGCGCCACTCAATACGACGAGTTTTACAATAGACACGTCAAACGCAAGCGGCACATATACTACAGTCGCAGAGTTAATTAACTCAACAGCTACGCTTAGTGGCTCGTATGGAGCTGACAAATCATTTGACGTCTACGGTTTGCTTAGTGATGTTTTTAGCGCAAGTGGAGGCGGTACACCTGTTAAACAAACGGTATCAACAGAGTCTTTCCCGCTGTCATGGCATAAAAACAGCGTCGGAATTGGAACATTACCAAAAATTGATGATACAGGTTCTTTAAATGTCGCAGGCAATATCTATTCTGATGGCAAGCAAATCCAACAAAAACAACTTGCTTTAAATAATGGTGGGGCATTTAGGCATGATACAACAGACTTAAACAGCTTGCAAGACACAGGTTTTTATTGTGTTTTTAAAGGCGATAACAGACCAAGTGGTGCTGGACCGGGCTATCTAACAGTTGTAAGACACGAGACAGCCAATTACGCTTACCAGCATTTTTATGACCGCACGAACAAAACCATTTTTACACGAGTGCTAGAAAACGGGGCATGGAGTGGTTGGAGTGAGTACGCTAAAAAAGATAGCTTACCGCAATCCGCACCAGCGGTAGAAGATACTGGTTGGCAATACATCGGCAACGGTTTTAATTACAGGAAAATTGGTAGCATGGTCACTATTAAATATGACTTTGCAACAAATGGAATAAACCAGTTTACGGTCGGTTCCATGCCAACGAATTTAATTCCAAACGAAATGATGTTTGCGGTTACTGCGTGGACTGTGCAATTAAATGTATTAAATGTACAAGTTAGTGCAGATGGTCGTATTTTATGGTTCAACCCATCAAAATGGGCGGTTAATGTTAAAGGACAAATTAATTGGATAATTTAAAAGGAGGAATTATGCTTGAATTTTTGAATAGATACCCAGTTTTACTGGAAGATAAAAGTGTAAAAGAGACTAAAGCGATTTTAGCATTTACGTCTAGCACGATTAAAGCAAATTTTGAAGTGACGCTACCAGCAGAAGAAAATGATAAAAAATTTGCTGAAACTTTAAAAACGTGTGAAAAGCTTATCTTTGAGCAACTTTACAAAGACAAAGCAGAAGCAGAACAATTTGAAAAAATTAATGACGCAATTGCTAAGTCAAAGGCGCAATCAGATAAAGCGGAAAATATGATTAAACTGATGTCAGCAACTGTTAACGATTTGATTAAGACAATGGCTGACGGAGGGAAATTGAATGATACAACGCTTAACAACGCTAGCGAAAATAGCAGTACACATATTTAAAAACAAAAAAGGAGAAAAAACAATGATGATTAATTACTTTGCAATGCAGATTGAACTAGGGTGGATTACTATTGATGACGTTCCAGCATTTTGTCGTGAGCGAGTACGTAAACTAATTGAAGTTTCTACGGTTGGTACAGAAGGAAAATGAGGCAATGAATGAACATTGACATACTACAAATTGGCGCAGCAAGCGGGGCGATTTTATCGGTAGTTGGATTGTGGGCGTTTGTTGTTAATCCGTTTAAAACAGCGATGCAAAAAAACGAAGATACAATGAGCGCCCTTAAAGACACAATAAAAGAACTGGCTTACGAACTAAAAGACTCACAGCGTGACAGGGAAAAGATACATAAAATCTTGGATATCCACGAGCAACGACTCGGAAAAACAGAAGACGACATCATTGTCAACAAGGAACAAATAAAAACATTATTTAATAGGAGAAATAAATATGATTAATTTAAAATTACGACTACAAAACAAAGTAACTTTGATGGCTATTTTAGGAGCTATATTTTTGCTAGCGCAACAATTAGGTATTAAATTACCGTCAAATATTGCGGATATTGCAAACACAGCAGTAACGCTTTTGGTATTACTTGGAGTTGTTACAGACCCAACAACCGAAGGTCTTTCAGACAGTGAGCAAGCATTGACTTACCACGAGCCAAAAAAATAGGAGGGGACATGCGTGCAATCACTAAAATAGCAATGGTACTAGCAATAGCAATACTGTACATACCGCTTGCAGTGGTTGCTTTTTTTAGTTATCCGATTTATTTACTTTTTGGAAAGGAGGAGTAAATGGCAACTTATCAAGAATATAAAAGCAGGTCAAATGGTAACGCTTATGATATTGATGGTTCGTTCGATGCACAATGCTGGGACGGTTATGCAGATTACTGTGGATTTTTAGGTGTACCGTACTCAAACTGCACAAATACAGGATACGCAAGAGACATCTGGGAACAGCGCCACGAAAATGGTATCTTAAACTACTTTGACGAAGTAGAGACTATGCAAGCGGGAGATGTCGCTATTTTTATGGTAGTTGCAGGTGTTACACCGTACAGTCATGTTGCTATCTTTGATAGTGATGCTGGTGGTGGATATGGCTGGTTTTTGGGGCAAAATCAAGGCGGTGCTAATGGCGCATACAACCTTGTAAAAATTCCATACTCCGCAACGTATCCAACTGCATTTAGACCAAAAAGCTTTAAAAACGCTGTTACTGTAACCGGTAATACTGGTTTAAATAAAGGTGATTACTTTATCGATGTATCAGCTTATCAACAAGCAGATTTAACAACGACTTGTCAGCAGGCGGGCACTACAAAAACGATTATCAAGGTATCCGAGTCAATTGCTTGGCTGTCTGACAGACATCAACAACAAGCTAATACTAGTGACCCGATTGGTTATTATCACTTTGGACGATTTGGAGGAGATAGCAGCTTAGCGCAACGAGAAGCAGATTTATTTCTGTCCAATTTACCAAGCAAAAAAGTCTCTTACTTAGTCATTGACTACGAAGACTCTGCAAGTGCTGACAAACAAGCTAACACTAATGCAGTTATTGCGTTTATGGATAAAATTGCAAACGCTGGATATAAGCCTATTTATTACAGCTATAAACCATTTACGCTTAATAATATTGATTATCAGCAAATTATTGCTAAGTACCCAAACAGCATCTGGATAGCTGGTTATCCAGACTACGAAGTACGAACAGAGCCACTTTGGGAGTTCTTCCCTTCAATGGATGGTGTGCGCTGGTGGCAGTTTACAAGTGTAGGAGTAGCAGGTGGTTTAGATAAAAATATTGTATTATTAGCAGATGATAGTAGCAAAGTGGATATACCTAAGATTGACAAACCACAAGAACCACAAAGCCAGCTTACTTTTAATCAAAAGCTAGATACTAACACTAAATTAGACAACTCGAATGTACCTTACTACGAAGCGACTCTAAGCACAGATTATTACGTAGAATCTAAACCAAACGCAAGTAGCACCGATAAAGAGTTTATCAAAGCGGGTACTCGTGTGAGAGTTTACGAAAAAGTAAATGGATGGTCACGTATTAACGCTTCTCAATCTAATCAGTGGGTAGAAGATAAGTATTTAGCTAATGCCACACAAGTATAAAATAGGAGGTAAAGCTCCTTTAGATAAGACAAATGCCCTCGCTTTGCGGGGGCTGTTTATTATTTTGAACAGATTTTTCAGGAGGTATTTAGGTGCCTTTTACTGGATGAAAAATATATTTTATTAAAAAGTTTAATTATATAAAGGGAAAATCATTGACAATAAGCTATATAAAAATATATAATGTATATATAAATATCAATGGCCTCCCTCGCATACGCGCAGACATGTTCTGATGGGGGGTTTTTTTGCTAAAAAATTGAGGGTGTTTCATGGCGGAAAATTTTCAACACAAAAGTTACAGAGAACAAGTTGAACTTTTGGAATCTAGAGGTATTGTCTTTAGTGGAAGAAAAGCTAAAAGTAAAGCAGAGTATAGTTTATCTGTGATTTCTTACTACAAAATAAAAGAATTTGCAAAGCCTTTTGCAAAAATTCAAAAAGATGGACAAAAGAAAAAAATAGATTATCAGGGTACGAAATTTGAGATAGTTATATCTAGATATTATCAGGATAAGAATTTGAGATTAAATTTACTCCATGCGATTGAAGATATTGAAGTAGCAATAAAAACAAAAATCGCCTATGTTCTGGGGAAAAACGGCTTAGGAAGCTATGGCTATCTAGATTTTTCTAAGTGGTGTAACAAAGAAGAGTATTGCAAACACTACCTTTCCTATAGTGAAAATAACTTTAAAAAACAGTTAAAAAGAGAGCTAAGAAAAGCATCATCCTCTGAATTGGATGAAAAATTAAAACTAGACAGACAAAAATATCCTCCTATTTGGCTAGCGGTAAATATGTTAACATTTGGGCAGATGGTTAATTTGCTAGAATTGATGTCAACAACTAATTTAACTCAAATTTCAAGCACTTTTTCATGTAGTAATCCTGAATTAATTTCTTGGTTAAAATGTATTAATCTAGCCCGTAATATTTGCGCCCACAATTCAAATATCATAGATTTTAAATTTATAACTGTCTCTAAGTTAAAAGAAGAGTGGAAAGATTTTTTGTTTGAGTATAAAGAAGGTGTTTTTTCAAACAGGATTGCTCTACCTTTCTTAATTGTCTTGGAAATGATGGGTAAAATAAATCCTAAATACCATTTTCGAGATATCATTGATTCTTTGCATAAACTTATTAAGGACGAGGATACAGCAAAATATTATGGCTTTGCATCAATGAACACTATAAAGGAAATCAAAAAGAAGAAAAACTTTAGAGGCTGACGCTTGGATTTCTCTTCCCCTTATTGACACCCTCGCATAATCATGAGATAATCACACTAGCAAGAATCGCCTGACACTAGCGGTTCTTGCTTTTTATTTGCCTAGAAATAATCAAAATGTTACCATAGAATAAAAATAATAAGGAGCCACATTATGTCACAAGAAAAACTAAAAGCAAAAGTTGAACAAGCGTCAGGCAGTCTTAAAGAAGGTGCAGGGAAGCTAACCGGTGATAAAGAGTTAGAAGCAAAAGGTTTTGTCGAAAAAACAATTGCTAAAGGTAAAGAACTAGCAGATGATGCTAAAGATGCTGTTGAAGAGGCAGTAGATGCTGTCAAAGAAAAACTGAAATAAATATTAACCGCTCATTAAATGAGCGGTTATTTTTTTGTCTATCAGAACAGAAAAATTTAAAATTGTCTATTTTTAGGATTTTTTATCGAATAGATAAGTGGAGGATAAAATATGTTATATATAGATGAGTTTAAAGAAGCGATTGAAAAAGGATATATCAGCAGTGATACAGTGATGGTTGTGCGTAAGAACGGAAAGATATTTGATTATGTGTTACCTGGTGAGCCTGTAAGATTGTGGGAAGTTGCGACAGAGGAAAAAGTGGAAGAAGTGTTGATGGAATTAGATAAATAAAAAAAGACTTTTCCAAGTCCAAAAATCAGATGCTCCCCAGCGCAAAAATTACTACGTTATTTACTACGTTGTTTTTAAAATCAGTGTAATTGACCAGATAATGTAAGGTTGTAAAATGTTGATTTATCAAGTGATTGGGCAATGATAGCAAATGATACCATATTAAGGTTCTTTTTTGTTATAATATAATAAAATGCTTGTGAGGTGTCAGTATGAGTAAAGTTCGTTTATATATCGCTCGTCATGGTAAAACAATGTTTAATACAATTGGTCGCGCTCAGGGGTGGAGTGATACTCCTTTAACTACCTTTGGAGAACTCGGGATTAAAGAGCTTGGTTTGGGACTAAAGGCTTCAAATATTAGTTTTAAAGAAGCTTTTTCTAGTGATAGTGGACGTACTTTACAAACTATGGAAATTATTCTCAGGGAAGTGCAACAAGAAAATATTCCCTATACGAGAGATAAACGAATCCGCGAGTGGTGCTTTGGTAGTTTGGATGGAGGATATGATGGCGACCTTTTTAATGGCGTTCTGCCTCGAGTTTCAAACGGAGATATGAGCCATTTGACACACGAAGAAATTGCTAATTTGATTTGTCAAGTTGATACGGCTGGCTGGGCAGAACCGTGGGCAATATTGAGTAACCGTATTCTGTCAGGCTTCACTGCTATAGCTAAAAAAATAGAGGATATTGGGGGAGGTAATGCGATTGTTGTCAGTCATGGGATGACTATTGCGACTTTTTTATGGTTAATCGACCATAGTACCCCTCGTAGTTTAGGCTTAGACAATGGTAGTGTCTCAGTCGTTGATTTTGAAGATGGAACATTTTCTATTCAATCTATTGGGGATATGTCCTATCGAGAAAAAGGAAGAGAAATTTTAGAAAAAACATTACAATGA